GTATGGTATAATGTCAAGACCAAGGTTTAGCATATGGGACTATGACCCATCAGGAAAACCTTCGACTGGTATGCGTGTAGCAGACAGCACTTTTGGATATTAAGGAAAACAATATGGCTGATGATGAAATTATGATTGAAGACGATGCTATCGCACTAGAAGACAGTGACGATACTTCTATCTCCGATACTGGAGTAAGCAGCATCATACCATTTATTATGGAGCGTTATAACCGTTCCGAAGATTATCGTTATCAGGACGAGGAACGCTGGCTTCGTGCCTACCGCAATTACCGTGGTTTGTATAGTCCTGAAGTTCAATTTACAGAAGCAGAAAAATCTCGTGTCTTTATTAAAGTCACAAAAACTAAAACGCTGGCAGCTTACGGACAGATCGTTGATGTGTTGTTTGCTAACCAGCGTTTTCCTTTATCTATTGAGCCTACTGAATTACCAGAAGGTGTAGTAGCTGACGTACACTTTGACCCGCAAGAGCCAGAAGAAATGCGTGGCGATAACAGCATGACCAGCCCATATGGTTTTGCTGGTGACGGTCAAGACTTAGCACCGGGGGCTACAGCACAAACTCTGCAGGAAAAGCTAGGTGTTATGACTAATAACCTTGAGCCTATCCAAGATAAACTAAAAGAAGGTCCGGGCAAAACACCTACAGCTATCTCATTTAGCCCAGCTATGATTGCTGCTAAAAAGATGCAAAAGAAAATCCACGACCAACTAGAAGAGTCCGGTGCTACTAAGCATCTACGTAATGCAGCATTTGAAATGGCACTCTTTGGTACAGGTGTAATGAAGGGACCGTTTGCTGTTGATAAAGAGTATCCTAACTGGGACGATGAGGGTAATTATGACCCACTCTTTAAAACAATCCCACAGGTAAATCACGTATCTGTATGGAACTTCTATCCAGACCCAGATGCAAACAACATGGACGAAGCACAGTATGTGGTAGAACGTCACAAGATGTCACGTACGCAATTACGTAATCTAAAGAAGCGTCCGTACTTCCGTAGTCAAGTTATTGATGAAGTTATTTCTATGGGCGAAAACTACACCAAGAAATACTGGGAAGATGATTTGTCTGACTATGCACCAGAGCATGGCATTGATCGTTTTGAGGTTCTTGAATATTGGGGCATGGTTGACGTTGAATTGCTTCAAGAGCAAGATATTGACATTCCAAAAGAACTACAGGAGTTTGATGAACTGCAAGCTAACGTGTGGGTATGTAATGGCAAGTTAATGCGGATGGTACTTAATCCATTCAAGCCATCTAAGATTCCTTACTCTGCTGCTCCATATGAGTTGAATCCTTATTCATTCTTTGGTGTAGGTATTGCAGAAAACATGGACGATACACAGACCCTGATGAACGGTTTCATGCGTATGGCAGTAGACAACGCCGTACTGTCTGGCAACTTGATCGTTGAGGTAGATGAAACTAACCTAGTGCCGGGACAAGACTTGTCGCTATATCCGGGAAAGATTTTCCGTAGGCAGGGCGGCGCACCGGGGCAGGCTATTTTTGGTACAAAGTTCCCTAACGTGTCACAAGAGAACATGATGCTGTTTGATAAGGCTCGTGTGCTTGCAGATGAAAGCACTGGCTTCCCATCATTTGCACATGGACAGACAGGTGTATCAGGTGTAGGCCGTACCGCTTCTGGCATCTCTATGCTTATGGGTGCTGCACAGGGTAGCACTAAGACAGTTATTAAGAACGTAGATGACTATTTACTGCGTCCTTTGGGTGAAGGTCTGTTCCGCTTTAATATGCAGTTTGACTTTGATCCTGAGATTAAGGGCGACCTAGAAGTTAAGGCTCGTGGTACAGAAAGCCTAATGGCTAACGAAGTACGTAGTCAACGTCTAATGCAGTTCTTGCAGATTGCAAGCAGCCCAGCATTAGCACCCTTTGCTAAGTTCCAGTATGTAATCCGTGAGATTGCAAAGTCAATGGACTTAGACCCCGACAAAGTTACCAACAATATGGACGAAGCCGCACTGCAAGCAGAGATTATGAAAGGCTTCCAAGGTCCAGCAGGGCCGCAGGAAGGCGCACCAGCGGGTGCTGATGCAATGGATACCTCTGGTGCAGGTGGTGGCTCAATCGGCGTAGGACAGGCTCCTGTGCCGGGGGAACAAGGATTTAGTGCGAATGGACAAGGAAATACTCAGCAAGCTGAAGGGGCTGGTCAGCAACAGCCGCCAATGGGACCACTTCAGTAAGTATATTGATACGCTTATTGAGCAACAACATAAGATACTAGAACAGTCGGATAACATTGTATCCGTACATAAAGCACAAGGCGCAGTAGAAGTGTTGCGTAAAATTAGACGATTACGTGAAGACGTAGGAAAAGCTGAAGGGTAGTACTATGGAAAGTAGGGACAAGCAAATGGAACTTTTCGCTGATGGTGGCCTCATGGATGAGGGCGGCATGGTAGATGAGGTGTCAGGTAATGAAGTACCACCGGGTTCTACACGAGAAGAAGTTCGTGATGACATTCCTGCTCAATTGAGTGAGGGTGAATTTGTTTTTCCTGCAGATGTAGTACGTTATTTTGGCCTTGAGAAACTTATGGAAATGCGTCAAGAAGCTAAGATGGGCTTGAAGCGCATGGAAGAAATGGGTCAGATGGGTAACTCTGATGAAGCGACTATGCCAGATGATTTACCTTTTACTATAGATGACCTTGACATTGAAGAAGAAGACGAGTATAATGAAGTTCAAGAGTTTGCAGTTGGTGGTGCAGTACAAATGCCCGGCTTTACTGGTATCGGTGGATATGTTCAACCCCCAGCTACAACTACCAGTGTAGCACCTGCTCCTGTTGCAGCAGCATCTGCACCTGTAACTGCGTACAAACCACCACAACAGGCTTTTACCCCAGTTCTTAATGTTCCACAAACTATACCTACGTTTCAAGGTGTAGTAGGTTTTGGACCAGAGGGAGTTGAGTATGAAACAGTTACATATGTAAATGAAGCTGGTCAAACGATAGTACTCAAAAAGAATAAACAGACAGGACAGCTATTAGATATGGCTGGCAATCCTACAACTGTACCAGAAGGGTATAAGTTAAAAGGCGAAGAAGATGCTGTAAAAACAGAGTCTACTGTTCCTACAACTACTGTTGGGCAGGATGAAGATCGTGGCGGTGATGGGGATAACGGTGGGCTTTCTAGTAGAGTAGGAACAACACTAGGAACAAATCCTGCTATTGGTGTATCTGTACCTACAGGTGGTGCAGTCAGTCAAGCGGATAGAAATGCATTTGGTGGAAATGTTAACGCTATTGATCACGCAGGATATAGGTCGGCGGTTGCAGAGTTAGCAGGTTATCAATTTGGTATGACAGGAGTAGGTGCTATGGTTAATCCCACATTAGGGATTGGTCAACAAATGGCTGGTGCTTTTGCTAATACTGATATAGGCAAGTCTTTAGGTCTCCCAGATATAGGAATAGGCGCTTTAAATGCTAAGTCAACAGCAATGAACCAAGCTCGTAATAGTGCATTGAATGCTTTAGGGTTGGCTAATATGTCACAGGTAACTACAGCTGCTCAGTATGATGTTATAGCAGAAGCTATGAAGGCAGGCAGTAAAGGTACGTCTGTATCACAAGCAATAGCAGGGCATCCAGAAGCAATTAAAGCTGGTCAAGTTGCCGCAATGACAGAACTAGGATATAAGTCAACCGACATTGATAGTCCTGTTGCAGTAGCACAGGCTATGGCATCTTACGATACTCAGATAGACCAATTAAGTGGCGAAATTGATGCTACAACACAATCTGGTGCTGTTAAGTCAGAGTTAACAAATGAACCAGTAAGAGATAAAGACCTAAACCCTGTAATGCAAGAAAAAGAACTTGCTAAAGTAAATAACTTAAAAGAGATATTAGCTGCTAAAAAAGCTAAAAAAGGTTCATTGCTTTCAACGGAATTGGGGAAAGCGGCAGCAGTATCGGCAGCGTTTGATGCGGCAGGTTATAATGAAGATGATGACCCCGGACAGAACGCACCTTCAGGTGGATACACAGGTAACGTGAGTGAAGACCCCGGATTTGATTCTGGTTTTTCCGATGGATCACGGGGTAGCGATAACGCAGGCAGTGATGGTGTAGGCCCAGCAGGTGGTGACGAGTCTTCTCCGGGTGCTGGTGACGCAAACGATGAGTAAAGCTGCGTAAGAGGCTTACTTAAATCTTACAATCAGTTGGCTACTCACTCCCCACGCCCGACAGTGTGGCTACAGTGGCCCCAACAAAAGGAAGTACAAACATGAACGATACAATTATGGCAGAAGAAATGCAAACAGAAAAGAAAGTTGCATTTGCTAATCGTAAATATACTAACGAAGAAAAACGTCAACGTGAAGAAGAAGAACTTGCGGAGATGATTGAGCAGCAGAAAGCCGGTAAAGAAAAACCTGAACCAGAAGAAGCTGAACCAGATACGGCAGAAGAAAAAACATTTAAGAAGCGTTACTCTGATCTACGCCGACATCAACAAAAACAAGCTGAAGAGTTTAAAGCTGAACTAGATGCAATGAAACGGCAGCTAGAACAAGCAACTAAAAAAGAAATGAAGCTGCCTAAGTCAGATGAAGACATTGAGCAGTGGGCAGCAGACTACCCAGATGTAGCAGCCATCGTTGAAACAATTGCAATGAAGAAAGCACGTGAGCAAGCCACTGCGCTTGAGGAACGCTTTAAAGCAGTTGATGAGATGCAGTACAGTGCCAAGAAAGAAAAAGCTGAAGCTGAACTAATGCGGATGCATCCTGACTTTGATGAAATCCGTGACAGCGATAGCTTCCACGATTGGGCAGAAGAACAGCCTAAGTGGGTGCAAGATGCATTGTACGACAATGACAATGACGCACGGGCAGCAGCACGGGCAATTGATCTGTACAAATCTGACATGGGCATTACTACTAAAAAGTCTAAGTCAGATAAAGATGCAGCTAAGTCTGTGTCAACAAAGAATACACGTAACAAGCCACAGGATAGTGAAGCTGGTACGTACCTAAAAGAATCTACGGTTCAGAAGATGTCACCTCAAGAGTATGAGGCTAAGTCTGATGAAATCATGGAAGCAATTCGTAGCGGAAAGTTCGTCTACGATGTATCTGGCTCTGCTAGATAAAAAAGAGTTGACAAATAGTTGTTTCTAAGTATAACTATAGTCACATGTAGTGTAAGCAGGATAGCTACTTGCTTACACAACAATCCGCAAACTACAATAAAATCTAAGATTACCTGATTGTTTTGGCCTGTTGACTAGTTGGGCGGCCACCTAACTAAGATACACACCCAAAAATGTATCAGCCTCTGCGAAGATTGTTTAGTTTGCATCTGTAACTAATGCTTAATAGGAGAAATTAACATGGCATTTGGAAGCGCATCGGGGTGGACTAACCTCCCCAACGGCAACTTTTCACCAGTAATTTACTCCAAACAGGTGCAGCTTGCTTTCCGCAAGGCCGCTGTTTGTGAGGGGATTACTAACTCAGACTACTTTGGCGAAATTGCCAACATGGGTGATTCCGTTAAAATCATCAAAGAACCAGAGATTTCAGTTAATGCATATCTCCGTGGTACAACCATTGTTCCACAGGCGATTGCTGACGATGACTTCTCGCTGACCATTGACAAAGCTAACTACTTTGCATTCAAGGTCGATGACATTGAAGAAGCACACTCACATGTGAACTTCCAGCAGTTGTCATCAGATCGTGCTGCATACCGGTTGGCTGACCAGTTTGACCAAGACGTTCTTGGTTACTTGTCAGGTTACTCACAGTCTGCTCTGCATGCAAACGCAGACACTGTTAACACAACTGTTAACGGTACTGTGGCTAACGCTGCTGCTGGTACTGACGAACTGCTTGCCGCTAATAAGTTGGATGCGTCTGACTTTAATGGTGGTGTTGCTGCACAGTCAATTGGCATCATTCCACGTGCAGGCACTTCAGGTGTACCTTCTGCTACTGGTACTGCTAACCCACTGCAAATCATTGCACGTATGGCACGTAAGCTAGACGAGCAAGATGTTGATAGCCGTGGACGTTGGATTGTGATTGATCCAGTTCTGAAAGAAATCCTGATGGACGAAGAGTCACGTCTACTTGACGCTGATTTCGGCGGTTCAGGCTTGCAGAATGGTTTGATCCTCAACAACCTACACGGTTTCCGTGTGTACGTGTCTAACAACTTGCCAGTTCTTGGTACTGGTCCTTCCACAACTGGCGGTACTAATGCCACTAACTTTGGTGTGATTGTAGCTGGACACGACTCAGCAGTTGCTACTGCAGAGCAGATTAACAAGACTGAGACTTACCGTGACCCTGACAGCTTTGCTGACATTGTTCGTGGCATGCATCTCTATGGTCGCAAGATTCTGCGTCCAGAGGCTCTTGTTAACGCCGTGTACAACCTCGCCTAGTAATAGGTAAAAGT